ACACGATTGATTTTACAATTCCGCAGATGACCACGCCGACTCCAGGCGGATATCCCGCGGGAAGTATCTATGATTATTTTGGTTTGCCTACGGTCGGGCAAGTTTCTAGTGGTGTTGGTGTTTCGCACAGCACGTTGCCATTGCGTGCATATAACTTGATTTGGAATGAGTGGTTTAGAGACCAGAATATTCAAGACAGCATTGCTGTTTTTAAGTCCGATACGAACGTTTCGGAAGTGCCGAGCGTTTATGAACTGAAGTATCGCGGCAAGCGCCATGATTATTTTACCAGTTGCTTGCCGTGGGTCCAAAAAGGACTAAGTGTGCAGTTGCCTTTGGGCAGCAGTGCGCCGATTAGAACGTCTAGTAGTGATTTTATTACTGGCGGTCAAGAGCCGATGCGATTTAAGAACGCCAGTACCGGAGCTTTAATTTCGAATAATGGCGCGTTGGGAATTGGTACAGATTCCGAGTTGCAGTATAACGCGAGCGGGATTAGTGGTGTTGCCGGACAGCTTTATCCGACGAATTTGTTTGCGGATTTGAATAGTGCGACCGCCGCGACGATTAATCAGATTAGGCAGGCGTTCCAGATTCAGAAATTGTTGGAACGCGATGCCCGGGGCGGCACGAGATACACGGAAGTTGTGCGGAGCCATTTTGGCGTTATGAGTCCAGATGCGCGGTTGCAGAGGCCCGAGTATTTGGGCGGTGGTATGACGCCGATTAATATTGCACCGATTGCTCAGACTTCGCAGACGGCAGCGGATGGTACGCCGCTAGGTAATTTGGCAGCGTATGGAACCGCTTTGGCGGTGGGACATGGCTTTACGCAAAGCTTTACAGAGCACGGGTATGTTATCGGCTTGGTTAGTGTTCGGGCCGATTTGAATTACCAGCAAGGTATTTCGAAGTTGTGGACGCGTACAACGCGTTACGACTTTTACTGGCCTGTCTTTGCTATGCTGGGAGAACAGGCCGTTTTAAATAAGGAGATTTATGTTACTGGCCTCCCGCAGGATAATGAGGTTTTTGGATATCAGGAGCGATGGGCAGAGTACCGTTATAAGCCGAGCCAGATTACGGGGCTTTTGCGGTCTACAGATGCGACGCCGCTAGACATTTGGCATTTGGCGCAGCATTTTGTGAACCTGCCGACGTTGAGCGAGAATTTTATTGAAGATCGGCCGCCGGTAGACCGTATTATTGCGACCACGGAACAGACTGGGCAGCAGTTTGTACTCGATATTTTGTTTAAGAATAGGGCCGTGCGGCCGCTGCCGATGTACAGCGTTCCGGGTCTGGTGGATCATTTCTAAGGAGAAGCGGTTATGCCGATTCCAGTAGCAGCCGCTATGTTAGGGTCCGCCGCGATTGGCGCGGCGGGTTCTTTGTTTAGCGGCAAGCAGAGTGCGGATTTTGCGACAGAGAGTTATAAACATCGGTATCAATGGCAGGTTAAGGATTTGCAGAAGGCCGGTTTGAATCCTATGCTGGCTGTTAGCCAGGGTGCACCGAATGTGCCGCAACCGAGTTTTCCGAATCCGGGAGAGGGTGCGGTTAAGGGTGCTGCGGTAGGGATTCAGGGAGCTTTAGCTAAGGCGCAGATGGAGAATGTGAGGGCCGATACGGATTTGAAGGGTTCGGCGACCGCATTAAATATCGCGAGTGCAAGAGAAGCTTCTATCCGTTCGGGAATTAGCGAGGCAAGTTTGCCGTTTGCTGCGCAGCAGGCGGAAGTAAGTGCTTTAACCGCAGATAGGCAGTTTCAGATTCTGGGTAGACAGCTTGAGAAACTGGGATTTGAGACAGGGTCCGCGAGGTTAACGCTAGAGCAGCAAGAGAAGATTATGCCGCATCTGCTAGAGGCGCAGAAGCTGATTAATGCAGGAATGTCCGCAGAATTAGTAAAGAAGCAAGTAAAGGCACGATTGTGGGATATTGTGCCGTCCGAGAGTACCGTTAATAAGGTGATAGATTTCCTTAAGGACCCGGGAACGATACCGACGAAGATTTCCCGATGGGGAAAGAAGTACGGTTATGAAGGCCGGTAAGTTAGTCCATATGCTGGAGGGTTGTCCGATGTTTCCGAAAGTTAGAACCGTGGGTAATATTGAACGCAAGGCATGGTCAGAGTATTGGGGCTTGGAATGTACAAAGCCTAGTAAGACCGTGCAAAGTCAGAGAGATGAAGCGGACATTAATAATATTGTCCGAAATTTTGGAGTGACCGGGAAGTTGCCGCAGGGTGTGCGGGTGCCGACGTATGGCGACTTTGACGGGATTGATGATTACCGAACGGCCATTGAGGCCGTTAGGCAGGCCGATGAGGCGTTTTTGGCGATGCCGTCGGAGTTGAGGCAGCGGCTGGGGAATGATCCCCAGAAGTTTGTGGAATGGTGTGCTGACGCAGGTAATCTGGAGGAAATGCGAAAACTAGGGTTGGCTGTTCAGAAGCCAGAGGTTTTGCAAGGGACGGAGGCCGGAACCGGAGCATGAGTTTAGCGGTGCTTCGCACCTAAGAGGGGCCGGAGGTTGTGAGCCTCCGGCCTTTTAGTTAGAAGTCAGGCTTATATTTAGTAGGGCTTCGTAGAAGTGAGTCGATAGTTTTGGAGTCCAGCGTCCTTGAGGACGCCGAGAGCTTTTTCGTTCGCTTCCGCAATACTGGAAGCTTCAACGACGACTGTGCCCCCTCGGAGTTGAGAGTTTTTCGCGATGTGCTGGTAGTTAACTCGAAAGAGAACAAGTCCAGTTGAGTCAATGGTTTCATTCTTTGCCATGATCGTGAGTCCTTTTGTTTGCGATATTGAGCCATGTTTCGAGCTCGGTTTTGACGGAAAGATAATCTTTGTATTCGATATCTGCCATGAGTGCGAGATGAGCCAATTGGTCAATATGCCACTGCCAAGCAGAGCGGAAGTCATTTGGGATGGGTGCTTTCATTTCTCGTCCGTTTAGTTCCACGTGGAACAGTTATAAGTATACGGAGTTTTAGAGTTACGGTTAGACCGTTTAGTTATTAGCAGATAGCTAATTGTTATGGTGAGGCCCCCTGCGCTGTGCTAGGGTGCTGTCACCTAGCCTAGATCTCATCGAGGGTTGGATCTAGGCTGGGGCACCTAGAGGGTGCGAATCGCTCAGCCTGGCTGAGCTGAAGAGCTTCAACGGACATCGGGAAGCGGAGCTATAGGGGAGCGGAAGGAGAGGCCGGGTCCGTATTTAGGTTTTTATGAAGCGGTGAGTTTTTGTGTTGTTTTTCTACAACACAAGGGTGAAAAAAAATTTTTCCAGAGAGGGTGCTAAGATGAGCAAGCGATATAGTGTTAGCAAGGGTGCGAGCGCGCAGCGCTTTAAGGGTCAGGTTATGAGAACGAAGATGCCGAATATGCGCCAAGTTATGCGCGGCGGATGGCGGATGTAGTTTTGTGGCTTGTTATAAGCCGATTACAGCATGGAAGCCCCTCGAAGGAGGGGCTCTCCATTTTTCAGAGAAGAAAAATTGTAGAGAGATTAAAGTTCCCTGCGGTCAATGTATTGGCTGCCGTATTAGGAAGCGGGAGGAATGGGCCGTAAGGATTTACGCCGAGAGCAAGATGCACACGCGGAATACGTTTGTGACGTTTACTTACGACGATGAACATTGTCCTATAGATTACAGTTTGAACTACCACGATATGCAATTATTGCATAAGAGAATGAGAGACAAGTTTGGACCATTTCGGTTTTTTTGTACCGGAGAGTACGGCGATGATTTCGGCCGACCGCATTACCATGCGATATATTTTGGTTTGGATTTTGATGACAAGCTTAAGTCTAACAGCTTGTATTCCCGTTTCGATTTGTACCAGTCAGAAAGTCTCAGCAAATGTTGGCGAAAAGGGCAAGTTGCCATTGGAGAAGTAACCTATGAGAGTGCTCGCTATTGTGCTGTTTATACTACTAAGCGCATCGGTGGGGATTTGGGCGAGTCTCATTATTTACGGCCTAGTCCGTTTACAGGCGAACTACATAAGGTCGCGCCAGAATTTGCCAAGATGAGTTTAAAGCCCGGAATAGGGCAAGACTGGTTAGAGAAGTTTTGGCCAGATTTATATATTAGTGGCGCGGATGCTATGGTGATCAACGGCCAGAAGAAGCCGATCCCTAGATTTTTTGATAAGAAGCTAGACGAGATTGCTGGTACGGTTTTAGATGATTTCAAGTTTAAGAAATATAAGGAGGCCATGAGACACCCGGAAGAATTTAGCAGAGCACGATTAGAAGTTAAAGAACAGGTAGCGCTTGCGCGCGAACAATTTAATAAGGAGCGAAGAACATGATTTATAAAGTATTGGCGATTAGGGACCGAGCGGCTGATCTTTTTGGACAGCCTATGTTTTTTGGTACTATTGGCAGCGGCATCCGTGCATTTGGCGATGAAGTAAAGCGGGTGCATGAGAATAATAATCTGAATAAGCACCCGGATGATTTTGATTTGTATCATATTGCTGACTATAATGACGAAAACGGAGAATTTACGATACAGAGGCCAAGCCAGATAGCGATTGGTAAGGATTACATTTAATTTGTCGGGTGTTGGGCGGCTGTGAGCCGCCCCTTTTTTAGGGGACCAGAAATGTTTAGAAACCGTTCGGTAAATGTGCATAATTTTGCAATGGTTCCGCGTGCGGATATCCCGCGCAGCGGGTTTAAGATTGAGAGTGCCTACAAGACCACGTTTGATGCCGGTAAGTTGATACCTGTTTATTGTGAGGAAGTGCTGCCGGGCGATACGTTTAATTTAAAGGCGACAATGTTTGCGCGTTTAGCAACGCCTATTGTCCCGATTATCGACAATCTGTATTTGGAGAGCTTTTTCTTTTTTGTGCCGAATCGTCTGATTTGGACTAATTGGCAGAAATTTTGTGGCGAGCGCGAAGATCCAGAAGACACGATTGATTTTACAATTCCGCAGATGACCACGCCGACTCCAGGCGGATATCCCGCGGGAAGTATCTATGATTATTTTGGTTTGCCTACGGTCGGGCAAGTTTCTAGTGGTGTTGGTGTTTCGCA